CCTATAATGCTCACCTGCCCTAGTAAAATCTGACATAATAAAAGCATCACTGGTGGCCGACAACACCTAACACCAAAGGACTGAAAATGGCCACCAGCACTACCACCTATCTCACAAATCCAACAGTGACCCTCAACCCTGCTACAGGTGGCTCCGTTGTTGATCTAACAACGCTCTGCTCATCTGCCACACTTACTGTGGGCTATGACTCGCTTGAGTCGACCAGCTTTGGCGATGCAGGCCATGTCTTTGTAAAAGGCTTGCAGGCCGTAGAGGTCACTCTCACGCTTTACGCTGCATACGGTGCATCATCTGTTGAGGCAACCCTTTTTGCTGCAGTTGGTTCAGGAACTTCAACACTTGTTATTTCGCCTGCTGGCGCGACAGAGTCTGCCAGTAATCCGGAGTATACGATTTCCTCGGCCATGCTTTCCTCGTTTACACCGATTACAGGATCCTATGGAGAGCTCAGTATGATCGAAGCGACCTGGACAGGGGGCACTTTTGCCCGCGACATTACTTCGCCCTAAACCTAAATAGAAAGCAGACCCGACATGCAACTAACCATGCTCGTAAACATCGGCTCGGGTGACTACACAGTTACCACGAACCTCTACACCATTGTTATGTGGGAGCGCAAATACAAGCGCAAAATTAGCCAAATACAAGATGGTGGCCTCGGTATTGAGGACTTGGCATACATGGCTCATGAGGCAAGCAAACAACAAGGTGCAGTGACAGTGCCTCTAATGCTTGACGACTTCATAAAGCAACTGGTCAATCTTGAGGTGATCGAGCAACCAGATGCAAACCCTACCGAGGTGGCACCTACCGACATTCCCTAGCAACACTGTTAGTGGAGTGTGGCTGGTGGCCACCACAAATAGAGTTTGATGTACCCGACCTGAACACCTGCATTAGTATTATCAATGAGCAGAGGAAAAAGGCCAAATGAGCGTTACAGGTAGCATCGAGATTTACGGCTTGAAGGCAGCGCTGGCTGAACTGCAAAAGGTAGATGCCAAAACTAAGTTCAAGGCTGTGAACCAAATCAAGGCCAGTGGTGCCGAGATGGTTAGTCGCGTGGCACAGCGTTACCCAAACAGGCCACCCTTGTCAGGTATGCGACCACGCAAAAAAGGCAATGGCCGTTTGGTTTATGATCCTGTCAAAGTGCGTAAGGGCGTAACCATTCAGGTAGGTGGCCGTATTCAGCGTGGCTCATATCCTTTAGTAACAATTATTCAGAAAGATGCTGCCGGTGCAATCTTTGACATGGCAGGCCTGCGTGGCGATGATGGGCAATTCTCTGAGTACCTCACCACGGCTTACGGCCCTGCCCAGCGTGGCATGTGGCGTGATATTGAATACATTCATGGCCAAGCCACCAAAGACATTTTGCAAGCCATTGAGCAAGTACTCAACCAGGTGAACAGGACACTCGGCTAATGGCTGTTTATATACCCATTGTTTCCGAGTTCAACTCTAAAGGCATTGACAAAGCCATCAAGGAGTTCAACAGCCTTGAGACCGTAGGCGCTAAAGCCAACTTTGCCCTAAAGAAAGCAGCTCTACCTGCAGCTGCAGCTGTGGCTGGTTTGGCTGTTGCTTTAGGTGACGCAACCAAAGCAGCCATTGAGGACGATGCAGCACAGCAAGAACTAGCGCGACAGCTCACAGCCACCACAGGTGCTAACGCTGCACAAATTGCCAGTGTTGAGGATTGGGTATCTGCACAAGGCAAATTATTAGGCATCACGGACGATGAATTACGCCCTGCTTTTGCTGGCCTAGTTAGAGCTACAGGTTCAATTACTGATGCACAAAAATTAGCAACTGCAGCAATGGACATTGCAGCGCAAAAAGGCGTGCCATTGGCGACAGTTACAAAAACCTTAGAGAAGGCCTACGGTGGCAACCTCAAAGCCCTAGCCAAATTGGCACCCGAGTACCGACAGATGATCGAGGACGGTGCATCATTTGAAGATGTCATGTATGCCATTGGCACAGCCACAGGTGGTGCAGCAACGACAGCTGCGAACACTGCTCAGGGGCAATTCAAGCGCCTCAGCATCAGCCTGCAAGAAACCAAAGAGTCAATAGGCGCTGCACTCATGCCAGCAATACAGGCTGTACTGCCGGTATTGGCTGCGCTAGGCAATTTTGCTAGTGAAAACACCACAGCATTTTTGGCAGTGGCTGGTGTCATTGGCACGCTTGCTGGCATCATTCTTGCCTACAACGCATACCTGAAACTGCAGGCTGCATACACCATTGCAGCGACAGTTGCTCAGGCTGCTTTCAACCTTGTTATGTCTGCAAACCCCATTGCACTCATGGTTATTGCTATTGCTGCTTTAGTGGCTGGCCTAGTGCTTGCTTACAAAAAGTTTGAGGGCTTTCGCAACATTGTGGACAGCATTTTTAGTGTGATCAATACCGTGGTGACTTCTAGCATTGGCGTAATCAAAAGCTATTTCGAGACTCTGCTGGGCTTCTATAAGGGCATTTTCAACGGCATCGCTACCCTCTGGAATAACACCATCGGCAAGCTGTCGTTCAAGGTTCCTAGCTGGGTGCCTGGCCTCGGTGGCAAAGGCTTCGATGTTCCTAACATTCCAATGCTCGCTGAGGGTGGCATCGTGACTAGCGCGACCCTAGCCATGATTGGTGAGCGTGGGCCCGAGGCTGTCATACCATTAGATCGCATGGGCCAGATGGGTGGCAACAATGTGACTATCAACGTCAACGGTGGCGACCCACAAAGCGTGGTCAATGCTTTGCGTACTTACATGAGGCAAAACGGCTCTGTCCCTATCCGTGTGAGCAACATTTTCTAGCCATGGCTTTACAGACCTACACGGTGTATTACTCGACAGACCCTGTCGGTGTCGGCTGGACTGCGCTCACTAACGTGCAGAACATTCAGTTCAGCATTGGTAGGCAAGCACAGTTAGATCAGGTGAAGTCGGGTGTTGGCACCATTGAGATGCGCTACCCAACAGGCTATGCGTCTCCTATTACGGCGTTAGTTGCTGGTACATACATCAAAATTGAAAACAACACTGGTGTGGGTACGCCACGCATTATTTGGGTTGGTTTCGTTTCTGACGTTACGGCGCAGTATGGCATCCCTTATGCCGGTGGTGTCGGTCAAGCCGATTATCTGACCATCACCGTTGAAGGTGGTTTTGCTCGTTTTGGCCGTATGCAAGGCAACAGTTACGCAATGGCTGCAGACACAGTTGCTAACCAGTTGACAGCTGCAAACACACAAACAGGGTTGACGCTTTCTTGGACTGGCACAACTGGATCACCAGCGATGGCTGCAACAACGGTCAGTGGCACTTGGGGCGACTGGGTTGCCAGGGTTTGCCAGACGACTAATGCACGCATCAGGGAGTTTGGCAATGCCACAACCCTTGTGAGTCCGTTCAACTCAAATGTGAGCACCATCAACTTTTCTGATGTGGCTAACAACTCAACTAATCAGGTCTATAGCAAAATCAACTTTGACAGCCTTGCAGACAACTTCTACACACAGGTGACGGTGACTCCTGAATCTTTTGGAGCTGCGACTGTCACAAAGTCGGGCGCTGCAGTGCCGTATCGGGCATACCAGACAAACACGTTGAATGCCAGCAACAGCCAAGCCACTGACTACGCCAACTACCTGCTTGGCAACTATGGCACTGCTCGTTTCGCTATTAGTTCTTTTACTTGTATTGCTGAGGCGCAGGCTGATTTTCAGTTAGACGTAATTGGTGCTTCTAATTCAATTATTTTGTCGGCTGGTACACAGGTTGGTGTAACTTTCCGTGGCACGACTTACCAGTGTTTGATTGAAGGTGTGAGTGTCACTGCTACCCCTGCCGGTGCTTCATACACTTATTACGTGTCAGGTGCCGACCTAAACGCTTATTTGCTTTTGGATAACACGACTTTCGGCAGGCTCGATTACAACAGATTAGGATACTAAACATGGCTATAAAGACTTTTACTACTGGTGAGGTGCTCACAGCGAGCGACACCAATACCTACCTAGCCAACTCTGGGCTGGTTTACATCAACCAGTTTACTTTGTCGGGTGGCAC